TCAACCGGACGTGAGAATCGACCTGACAGGCTTCGCATGCTTGACCAGGCCATCAGCCCCGTAGCCAGGCCAATCCGAACCGCTGTCCCTGCTGACGACAGATCCACCGCCAGCAGAAACGCCCTCATCGCGATGCCAATCGGACGGACCGAAGCCTGGTACCCCGCCACTGGACTGGCTGGCAATCGCCCTACTATCGGCCTCGCTAACCTTCCCGAACGACTCCATCGGCCAGCTCGTAACGGCGATATGCACCCCGCCCTTGCTGAGAATGATGTGCTCGCCATAGGCCGACCTAGCTACGCCCCACCCGAACTCCTCCAGCTGGGCCGCGCTGAAGCGCTCCTTCAAACGGAAACTCTCGTCGTACCACTCAACCACCAGGCGCGCACCCTTGGCACCCCACACCAGCCCAGAAAGCCGTGGGCGCCACTTCTGCGAAATCGTAGCCACGTAATCGTCAGCCATCGCGTCCTGCTTCTGCGCCTCACTCACAGGCGCGCTCTTGCCAGCAGGCGGTTGCGGCTGAGCTGCTGATACCTGCACACCTGAAGCCGATGTGGGCGCCGGCGGAGTACTCGTTACCGTAACGGTTTTTTCCACCTTGTGGCCACCGAGACTTTTCTCCAGACCGCCACCCTTAAAGGCATGCCAGAGATACCAGACAGCAACGCCCGCACAGATAAGCATCGCCGGCGCGAACTTGCGCAGCACCGGGTTATTCCACACGTTGGTGCGAGCATCCTTGTACGTCTCCGTATTGCTAGTGTCGTCCTGATGGCTCTTGTAGCAACCGAAGTACTTCGGGTCATAGACCTCGCTGCCCTTATTGATCTCGGTGAACTTGATCTTCGTACCGTTGTGCTGGCCCTTATAGGCGGTCCACTTGTACTTCTTATCATTGCCCCGCGCATTCATCTTCTCGAAAACGATCTTCTGGTCAACCCGATTGACCCAGACCGGATGCACACCACCAGCGCCCTGCAACACCTGGCACATCAGCACGACATCAAGGCCACGATGCCGATGCTCAGCAATCGCCTTGATCTGGTTCTGCCCCATGGCGCGCGAGTTGCCGTGCGGCCAAAAGTTCTGCGCCTCATCGAGAATCACCAGACTGTCGTTCTCAACCAGCTCATTCCAGCGAAGCACTTCAGCTTCAGGAATCTCATGCAGCAGCTCGTTGACCTGAGCAACCTCCAAACCAGCCACTTCCGCAATTTTCTCGTGGTCCAACCCGTTGATACGAGCGAACACCTTACGACCCTTCTGCAACGCCGGAATCAGCCGCTTCACCACGGCTTCCCACGTCTTGCCTGCACCAGGCAGACCCTCATGCACGATCAACATGTCATCACCATTGGAAAAGCGTCACGACCTTACGCAACAGCCGAAACGCGAACGCCGAACCGAGCAGACCAATGCCTTGCCCGATATTGAAAACGCCGAAGAAATAGAGCACGTCGCCAGTCAGAGACCCAAACAAAGTCTGCAAGCTCACGCCGGCAAGAAACGACGGAGCAGGCAACATCCCAAGCACCGCAGTGACACCCTGCAAAAACAGATCCATCGCCTCGATGAACAGATCCAACGTGATCTGCCAAAGAGCAACAAAGATCGCGACAAACGCCGCATTGAGCCACTGCCCAAGCGCGGTCAACGCGTTGATGACTGCATCAAACATGGCTCACCTCACAGGAACGCAATCTTGACTGCGGCCCACGCGGCCACAGACAGCACGATGGCACCAGCCATCGCAAATAGACCAGGCATCGACCCACCACACAGATACGGCGTCAGGTCCAACGGCCCGTTCCAGCGACTTGCAGGCACCGCCCAATGCGGGCAGCTACCGCCTCCTATGGTCACGTTGAAAAACCCCGTGATGCTCGAATACCAGGGCATCGCCTGCACGCGCGAGACAAAGCCCTGAAACACCTGGGCGAAAGTCTTGTCCTTTGGCGTGTACAGCTTCAGCTCCGGGCTCTGGAATGTCGCCGTCGTCGGCTGCGTTTGATCCTTTTGCTGCTGATTGGTGTTAGTGCCAGTTTGCGTCGGCGCTTGATCGGTTGTCGTCGTCGTGGTCGTGGTCGTGCTGCCATCAGGGTTCGTCACCGTCGTGGACGTGCTAGTTGTCGTCGTCGTCTGGCTCTCGACAGGATTCGTCCGGTCACTCGTGCCCGTGACCGTGGTGGTCTTTGTAGTGGTGTTGGTAGTGGTGGTCTTGCTGCCGTCCGCATTAGTTTTCGTCTGCGTGTCAGTGGTCGGCGCAGTTGTCACCGTGGCAGACGGGCACGACGTGCTATTCACAGCGCAGCCGTTATTGCTCCAGCTAGACCCGCCCGTGGAGAACGACACACCGAACCCCGTACGCGAATCGCTATACAGGCCATAACACGGGTCAGAAGTGGAGCCGTTGGTAAGTGCCAGCGTCGGCCCACAGTTCATATCGTTGTAGATCGAAGGCCAAGAATCAGGGTGCGCCTTGATGGCATTCTGAATCTGCGCATTCGTTGCGGGCACCCTAGGCGCTGCCGGATCAACGACACAAGAGGACCCAGACGCAACGTAGCCAGTGACACACGGATCAGTCGAATACAAATATGCGGCGTAGCACATAGGCGGATTGCTATAGCTCGTTGCCATTCCGCACAACGCCCCGGTGTTCGAATTAGTCCCAATCCCCGCATACTTGAAAAGCCCCCCAGCAGGCAAGGCAGCAGAACACGCAGCGTCGGGACTGGCGCCATATGCCGCACCGCCACCAGCGACGTTACCGAACGAGCAATACCACTGATGCCCATTAAAACCGACATCACCAGAATTTGACGACGCAGCCGGCGCAACCACCTGCCCATTGCTATCCAGCGACACATCGCCACCCATGCGATTCATCAACGTGGCCAACGCAACACCACCAATGATCCCGCCACGAATCGCCGTCATGCCAACGGACGCCATCACATCACCCGCCACAGCAGCAGTGCCCACAGCAGGGATCGCAACAGCAGCAGCACCAACAGCAGCCACACCGATCGTGATCGGTATCAGCACGTTCATGACATTGCTGGAAGGCGTTTGCGGAACACCGTTGCCACTTTGTCGTGCTGACACATGGACACCAATACCCGAACCGCTTCCAGAAATGCACACCTGGCCGGGCATAGAACATCCACCGGCCTGCGCAAACACGCTGCCAGACCCGATCAACAACCCAAGGATCAGCGCGAACCCACCACGAAGCCAGCGATCAACGCAGCTGCGCAAAGCGCCCCCACTCCACCCCAAAACAGCAGCCATAGCATGTGACCTCCGTAAACGAAAAAAAGGCCCGCTGCCGGAGCATGCGGGCCGTCGAACCGCGCCTGCGATCAGCCGAAGAAGCTGCCGACCTTCTTGACGGCCCACTTCGCGAACCCCGGGCCCATGTAGATCACGCCAAAAGCGATGATCGCGGACACCACGGTGGACGTGTCCACCGAGCTGCTCATGGACGACAGGTCCGGCGCCAGCGCAGCTGCGTTGGCAGCGCCAGCTGCAGCGACGGTAGCCAGGGCCGCAACGCCCGTACGAATGATGTTCTTGCTCATGATTTCAACCCCTATCGAAAAAAGACGCCGCCTTTGCGACCACCACAGCGATCAGAAAGAGATACGCCGGTAGACAAAACCCAGCCTGGAATGCGGCAGCAAAATCATCCACGCTGGGGTACGTGAACGCGCCGGACAAAGCCATCACGTTCGAGTACTCGCTTGGCTGCAAAAGCAAGAAGCCGCTACAGCTGTCCGGTGCATCAGTCGTCGCGACCAACGCTCCGTTTGACCAAACAACGCACTGGGCCACGGTCAGCCCCGACGACGGTCGATGAAGGCGGACACGCGACTAGCTGCACGCATCCGCCCCTCATGCCCGTTAAAACGCTCCGCAAAATCCTCAATCGATCCGCTGCGGAACACCGACACATCGTCGAAAAAGTCACCGACCTGGTAGACGGCCCAGATCACGAAATCGACCATCACCGACACCACACCGAGCGACACCAGCACGCCGACCACCGTCGACGCATCCAGCGCGCTCACCATCCCGGAAAAATCGATGCTGATCATGTCCCGCTCCCTCACCAGACCTTGTAGAAGTGCCGACGAATACGTTCAAACCGCTCCGCTGCACGCTTAGTGGTCAACGCGACCACATACTTGCGCGCGAAGCGATGCCGGTCCAAACGACGCGCCGCACGCACCGAAAAGAAGGCGAGGAAGCGGAGCAACATCACGCGCCCTTCTTGCCGTCGCCCTCAGCCACGCGCTGCAACGGCTTGATGCTCGTGACCACCTTCATGTCACCCTTGTCCTTACCGTTGCTGGTCTCGATCATCGAAATCTCGGCGATGAACGGGAACGGGTTGTGGCGAATCGACTCGACCACCTTGGAGCTTTCGCACTTCAGCGCCTGCGTACACACGCCCCACGAGTCTTCGCCACGCAGCTCGACATCCGTGAAGATCGTGCCGGTGTCCAGCTGCTTACCATCAAGGTTGCCAACCCACTTCTTGGCGCCACGAATCGTGACGCGAGCGATCATTTCCATTGCTTACTCCTCAGGTATCGGCGCAGGGTCGTGCGCACCGTTCACGTGCCTCGCTAAAGCAGATTTGTGCAGCTGCGCCGGTACGCCCTGACGGCGGATCGCAACGACCAGTGCGGCGATGTCTTCTTCGGTACAACGCAGCTCGTAGTCGACCGTGGGGCCGAACTGCGTTTGAATGTGCTTGAGCTTGCGTTCGCGGATCGTCTCGTCCTGAAGCTCCAAGGCCTTGACCTGATCAGTCGGAACGCGCTGCGGGTCCGCAGCCATGAAGGCTTCCAGAGCCTTGTACGCACCAGCGAAGTACTGGTCGCGTTTGATGATGATTTCGTGAGGGATCACGCGATCCTTGGCGCCGAACTCGATTTCGAGCCGCACCCACTCACTGTCCTGCTTGCCGAGCTGACGACCCTTCTCATAAGCCCGCAGCATCTTGCCGTTGGCACGGCGGCCAACTTCGAATGTCGTGCCTCGGCAGCCCTTACTACCAGCCACGCCGCTCTCAATCTTTCGGTAGGTGGGAATGCGGCCACCGGCATTGAAATCACCGGCGTAATACAGCTCTTCCATCTGGGCAATGCTGACCTCGCCCTGGCAGAAGTCCATCGCCAGATCGCAGCGCGTGATGCGTGCATCCAGGTCCTGCACCATCGCGTAGACGGCTGACCAGTCGCCAATGGCCGTGCAGCCCTGCCCGGGCCAGTCCACCAGGATAGTGCCGCCTACGTGCTCACCACCACAGGCCACAATGCCGAGCTTCATCGTCTCGCCATTGACGTACGCCAGCAGGTCATAACTAAACTCGTAACGCCGGAAGCCTTTACCGGCAGGCTTCATCGTCACGGGCACGGAAAACACCAGGTGAAAGTACCTCCGCAACTGCTCGAGGGCATCGCTGATGCTGCCGTCTGGCAGAAACGTGAACTTGAACCAGTCCACGATGGCTCCTGCCTTGCGTTCGACACTTTCCCCGGGTTTTACCGGACCCGGGGAAGCGGCGCTGCGCGCCGCGCGTCCTCGCTGCGCTCCGGGCGACGCGGCGCCAGCGCCTTCGGCGCGGGCGTCCGCGTGGGAAGCGCCATACACGGCATGCGCCGTGCTGGTAGGGTCAAGCAGAACGGAAGGGGCGACAGACGGACGGACGCGCATCAGCGGCAGCTATCCACGTACAACGCACGCAGCTCGGCGCGCTTAGCCTCAAAGGAGACAGCGAACTCGTCAAACGACTTGAACTCGATGGAAACCTCGACGTGATCAAGGCAAGCAAGACGCGCAAGCTCACGCTCGGCTTTGTGGATGCGCTCAGCCAGGCTGAGCAGCTGGACGTGGGAAACGGTCTCGCGAGCGCGGACCTCAGACAGCCAGGCAGGAGGCGCGCCTCGCTCAGCGCGCACTGCATTCAGCGACATGCCGTCTCTCGGCAACATCTGGACACGCTGGATAGCCATCGCCCTACTCCCTCTGGCCCGGCCTACTCCCAAAGGGGTAAACCGGTTATATTTCGACTGTCATCACGAGACGTGATGCATCACAGAGCGTGATTATCATCACGGATCGTGATAAGTCAAGCGGGAGGCGCTTACATGAGAGTTGAGAAATTTTTAAATGACGCGATCGCGCGCCATAACCTGAAGAACGACACGGCACTAGCGCAGCTGCTTGGCGTGAGCCAGAACGCGGTGAGTCAATACCGCAGCGGTGCGCGAACGATGGATAACGAAATGTGTTTGCGCCTGGCGCAGTTGCTCGACATGGAGAACCCCATGCCGATCATCATGGCCGCAGACATGGACCGAGCTGAGCGCGCTGGCCAGCGGTCACTGTGGGAAGTTTTTTCACCGAGGATGGCGCATAGCGGCCCGGTCGCCCTCCTCGTTTCGCTCGGCCTAGGTGTCACAAATTTTGTGACACCCTCACCCGCCGAAGCCGCGCCGTTGAGCCATTCGTCGGCCCCTAACACTTTGCATTATGTTAAATAAAAGACGCGAACAAAAACCAGAGCTGCGGCACGCAGTGGGAGCTGTCCGACGTCGTCATCAAAGATGAGGGCCAAGGGCCGCTGTTCCGCTGTGCGCTATGCGGCGCGCGCGACTATATTCAGGCCGCAAGCCTGCCGATCGCCCTTGCCGGCCACGATCTGATCGCGCAGGCAAAAACGGGCAGCGGCAAAACCGCTGCGTTTGCGCTGGCCCTGCTCGCACGGCTCGACGCGCTGCGCAAGCTCAAAGCCGGC